TCGCGCAGCGTTCTTTGTAAACTTGGTGGGATTGACCATTATTTTCAAAGAGATGTTAAAGCAGAATTATCTTGGAAAAGCGCAAAAAAAAGCGGCAAAACTTATCAATGGGTAACTGAGGGCAATAAGATCGTTGTTCTTTCTGAACTAGACATCGAATCAATTTGCAATCACATTGACGACCGCGACACGACCGAATCTATCCAAGCGAGAAAAAGAAAAGATGCGTTGCTGCTTTTAAAAGACGCTCAAGCAATTGAGGCTTTTGACATTGCTCAAGTTTTTGTGTAATTTTTTTTTTTAACTTTTTGAACAACCTTATTTTTTAAACACAATGATTGAAACTAAAACAATTACAGTTACAGCTTCAGGTCAACAAGCTAGGATCCCATTAGACCCAGCTAAAAATAATATGATTATTTGTGACGCTGGGGCAAGTGATATTTTCACAGTACAAGGTGCCACAGTTTCTGCGGGTACTCTAATAAATATCACGGAGTTAGCTTCTTGGACTGGCCCAATGCAGGAAATGATCTGGGCTAATTTCGCCGAGCTATCTATTAATGTAGCGACGCTAGTTAGCGCAGGGTTCACTTTTAAAGTCCATAGCTCGCCTAAGCATTAAGTGCTCCGCGGCTGAGATAGCTCTTTGAGGGTATCTCAGCCCAAAGCCGCTACCACATTTAAGAAGTTCTTGATCTAAGAACTCTGCGTGTGGGTGGGTGAGAATATCATAAAACAGGTATAACTCTTTACAAAGGTCATCATACTCCCCGTCTGACATCAAAGAGTAATCAAGTTCATAGTAACAATATGAGGATATGAAATACCAAGCAACTTTCTTATCGAGACTAAAATTTTTAGAATACTTTGGCATTAATCTTTGCCTCCAGCTAAAGCACATAGCAGTAGTGAGATTGCATCGGCTTCGTTATCATCTTTTGGGTTGAAGCCTTTTGATCTTACTGCTGCTATCATCTCAGGCTTTTTAGAATTGCCTTTACCTGTGACAAATTTCTTAATCGTACCAACGGGTACTCCTTGGTAAGATACACCATGCTCTTCACAAAACATTGTAAGAACTGCCTTAAACCCACCGTAACAATGAGCAGCATCAACCCCTATATGTTTGCGTACTTCCTCAAAATATACAGCGTTGATTTCACCTAAAGCAGTTTTCTCCAAAGTTTTTTTAAGCCAATCTTTGAAATTTACAAATCTCCGATCTGCACTTTGGAATCTTGTGGCTTTAAAATTTACAGTACCTGAAGATACCTTGCTGAACTCGGACATTGCCCAGCCAGTTGTAGTGCCTAAGTCTAGGGCTAGTATTGTTTTCATAGTTTATTTCCCCATAAAATTAATTCTGTACGCGACCAAACAGTTTTGGACGCTTGGCACTTTTTGCAACTTATGGTGCCGTAGCCATATAGAACTGAATACGGGTGTTTAACTACCAAGTTGTAATCGTGGTTGCACCAGTAGTGTTTTAAGTATGCAAGTACTGTTTTCATAAGGTTTGGGTAGGGTTGGGTTGGTTAAATTCGGTTTGGCTATGGATAGGTCTGGACGAACTACCCTTGAAAATCTCTTATGCAAGAAATTATCCAAGGTGTCTAGTTTTTCTGACACAAACAGTTGTACCGAGGTTGGTAATCTATACCCCAGTAGGTCTTCTGGGTAAAGGCAGTATTTAAAATGGTCTTTCGGTATATGTAATTGCTTAGCGAGTCTCTTAGCCTCCCCAATATCTCTAACTAGGAATATAAAACCGTACGCCGAGCGCATAGGAAGTATCGAGGGGCATAAGTGGTAGGCTGCCCGGAAATGGGCCTCGCAGCAATTGCTAAGTTTAGCTTCTTGATGGTCAAACATATTATTTGCTTTGCTCCTCAGTTGATATTTTTAATTCATAGATTGGTTTGTAGGAATCCCCCGGAGCTAGTTTTTCTAACCATTCAAAATTGATGGTGCGTTTAATAATAGCTCGGACTTCCAGCTCAAAGTCAGCTTTCTCTGTTTCGGCAAGCTCTTCAGAAAACTCTACCCGTACGGGCGCAAGCCCTTTATCTAGCATACGGTTGACGCTAAAGATTAGGCTTTGTGAAATCTCTGAAGGAGTGTTAAAAGATTGTGGCATTATTTGCTTTGCTCCTCAATGGTTATTAATTTTTCCAAGTAAGTCTTGGCTTTTTTTAAATCTTCTACACCGTTCTTGTATCTATATCGTGAGATATATTTCACCACATTACCAGCGAGAAAATTTAAATTTTGTGACGCAATGAAATCCCAAGGTTCAATACCTCCTTTCGTATAATGCGCTGGGCTATTTACTAAATCCGCTGCTGATGCTTTTGCTTTAGAAGCTTCTCGCGTTGCTTCACACCATTTATGTATTGCTAACTGGAGATCGGTCTTGTGAAGGTCAAATGGATTTTCTTTCATGATATTATTTCCTATAATGTTTACCAACCCAGCCTTTTGCTTCAACTGGACAACCCTTAGCCCATGACGGACTAAGAGACATTAGCTTTTCAAAACTCTCGAGAGGCGATGTTAAATCTTCTTTCGTTTCCACGATCAATTCATCATGCACTGACAGAATAATCTCAAACCCTGCGTATTCTATGCGTAGCATAGCTTCAGCCATGAGATCTCTAGCTACTGCTTGAGTAATATTTTCCACTAGTTTACCCCCGTAAGTGTCAACTCTTTGCCACATTTTTCCACCGGACTTACCAGCTTTTTCTCCCATAAAAGTTAAGACATCCGAGGTACCCCATTGGTTTGTCTTTGGTTCTAGCCTTGGGTGATAAAAATTTAAAGCCCTTCCTGAAGGTAAGTAACATTTCAAAAAATAAACATCGTCTTGTTTCCAAGCAAGTGACTTACCTCCGATCAGGTTATAAATCTTGGTGTTACTACCTCTGGTGATGCAAGCGTACTTAGCTTGTCTCTCCATCTCTGCCCAAAAATTTCTAATTTCTGGGTAAGTGTTTCTATAAGTGTTTATTGCAAGCGCTGCCATTTCTTCAGAAACTTCAATGCCCCAACTCAAACAAGTAGCATGGAATTTTACTTTACCCATACCATACCCAGCCCCTAAGATTGCGGCTTTACCAAGTTGTCTTTGATCAGAAGTTATTTCTGAAGAAGGCACCCCGTATATTTTGGAAGCCATTTCTACATATAGATCAGCGCCTTCCCCAAACTGTTTCAACATTAATTCGCAACCACTTAGCCAAGCTAAAACTCTCACCTCAATAGACGCAAAATCAGCGGCCATTAGTAAGCACCCTTCTTTAGCCGTAACCATGCCGCGTATAGCGGAAGACATGAAAGACATCACATTGCCATATAACATTTCTACTATATCAGGATCCCCGAGCTTAATAGTTTGGACGGCTTGTGCCATATCTTTAATGCTACCTTTTGGCAAGTTTTGAAATTGTACTAACTTCCCAGCCCATCTACCAGTAGCCGCGCCGTGGTACATTAACACATCCCTAATTCTTCCATCCTCTGCGCAAGAATTTTTCATAGCCTCATACTTAGCAGTACTAGTTTTACCAAGAGCCTGTCTAATTTCTAAAAGCCTTTTCACTTTTGGGCTTTTAACTTTTTTAAGGCTGGCAGTTATGCTTGCTTTATCATAGCTTTCTAATGCGTCTCCTTGATCAGCACACCAAGCCATGACTTTAGCCCTCTGGCCAATAGTTTTTATTTCACCTTTGGTTATTTCTACCACTTCTTTTTTCAATCTATCTTGGTACACTTCTAATATGCTTAACGCTTTATCAACTGCGACTTTGTCAATCGGCACCCCTCGGGTATTTATTACTTGGTCTAGTAACCAAATTTTTTCCTCAAATTCTGGCAGTTGTGGTAAGGCTTCTGATATTGCCCGCTCTGAAGCCACATCAGTTTTACAATAATCGTAAAGTTCTTGGTATTTTTCCAAGTTATCTAGCTCGTCCGCGAATAGCCCTGTCTTTTTATTGGGCTTGGCTAAAGCCATCATGGTTCTTTTGCCCAAATCATCTTTAACAGTAGTTAGCCCTAAAGCTTTGCCACAATTAGCTAACCCTCTAGGTAGCGCAAAGTATGCAGCTCTAGCTGCGGTGCATCTCCACTGGTATTGAGCCATCCATGGGAATTGGAATTTTTTCTGCCCAATATTTAGCCAAATGGCTTTTTCAAAAAAGGCGTTGTGGGCTTCAAAGATTGCGCCGAATTCTATTTCATTTTCTAGTACTTCTGGGAACGGCTGCCCGGGTAACCAGATTCTAACTTCACCTTTGTCTACAGCATACGCCATACACAAAATTTCGGTGCTTGGGTGCAATGAATACACCCAAGCCCCTACTTTTTTTAAGTCAGCCATTGATCTAGTTTCAAAATCTATATGGACTGTCATAGTTTAATCTTAGTTATGTTAGTAAGTTGGGCGATTTCTATCTCGCTTTCAGGGAAGTTTCTATGTTTAGCATATTTTGAATACTCTTCAATTTTTGCTTCTTTAGCTACCTCCCCGTGGACAAGCTCGCAACCAAAACAGACAGTTTTTCCATTGAGGTTAGGCACTCTTAATGCCATCCAATATATAATCATACTATGCTAATGGATCAAAGTTAGCCGAAGCAAAAGGCGCTGAGGCAGAAGCAAAAGGCGCTGAGGCAGAAGCATAGTTAGCTGGGTTCTCAGAACCTAGATCACCAAAAACATCTTCAGCTTTAGCTCGAGACCCACCTAATGGTGTGCCTTCAGCTACTTTTTGCACATTGTTTAATCCAAGAGACACACCCTTGTTAGCTTTGTGATCATAAGCGAAAGCTTTATAATGCACGATAGCTTCACAACCAGAATAAAATTCTGAAGGGTTAATGATAGGCTGTCTTGCAGAATCTACTAGACCAGGTTGTGTAGTACTTTTGAAAGTAATAAACACATGGCCAGCGTATTCTGGTGGATAGCTAGTACCATTAGACTTCAAAGCATCCCCGTCTTTAATAGGAATCTTCAAGCCCATTGGGGGTTTGCCTTGCCATTTTTCTTCAATTACTCTACGGATCTCATTTTTGATAGATGAAATATCGTCAGTCTTTTTGAATAAAAGATCCATAGAATATTCTAGCTTATCATTAAGATCATTTTTCTTTGGTTTAAAAACATTAGCGAAGCTTACACGGCCTCTTGGAGTTATAGTATTTGACATGTTATTTGTGTTTTAAGAGTTATAAAAAGTTTTATTTGGTTTTTCTTGTCTTAGGCTTAGTTACTTCTGCTTCTGCTTCTGCTTCTGCTTCTGCTTCGGCTTCTAGTGTGAAGCAGAAGCAGAAGCAGAAGCAGAAGCATGGGCTAAGCTCTACAGCTTCGTCCCCGTCCACATGCTCATCGATACCTGAAGAACCAAACTCTAATTGCTCCGAGTTTTCCTCTGCTTGAAACAAGTCTAGTTGATCCTCAGTTTTTGGGCTTCCTAACTCTATTTTTAATGCTGAGTTATAGATAGCCTGCATAGCATCTAAAGCATGCCCGATAGTGAAAGATTCGTCCAAGTCAAAATGAATACTTGTAACTTGTCTTTCGCGTACCGCAGACACCCCTTCAGACGGAAGTACATCGCGATCATTGATTTTAATACCCATGAAAGTTTTAATTAAAGTTAATATTAATGCACAAGAAATACATCTTGAGCAGTTACCGCTAACACTTCTGACCTGCGGTCTTCTGCAAGCGCAAGAGTGTTACCATTATCAGGAGTTTCTGTAAAAGAAGCCACTAATTTTTTGTCAACTTTAAGCCCCTCAATCTGAGCAGGTGACTTAAATTTTGGTTCGCTAAAAGCTGCGCTGCCAAGCATCTTCTCAAATTCAGCTTTAGCTAAATCTTCGTTAATCCAACGGCGGTTAGCTCTCTTTTTCACCAGCTTATATCCCGGTATTTTAGTACCTTTTTCAGCTAATTCAAAAGCATAACCTTCTGCGGCTTTTAACCATTGAGAAAGAGTGTCTGAAAAATCCAGTACTTCTCTCAATTTTTCTACACTAAGCAACTTTGGATCTGGTAAAACTATCTGGCTTTCATCATTGAAAACTGCTTGAGCAACTTCCAAAGATTTTTGTTTTGCTTGTGGGCAAAGAGCCAAAGCTGGGCAGAATTTACACCAATCCCCCGTCATCAACTTAGCACCTTTTTTCAAAGTATCTTTAGCTGACTTCTTTAGAGATTCTCCAAATTCTCTAAGATAGGCTGGTGTAGTTTCCCAAGTTTTAATAGCTTCTCCTGCTGCTCTTGGTTGAACGATGGTTAGTATTATTTTATCAATAGCTAACTGCTCATCAAAAGTATGCAACGCGCCTAACCCATAAAACATAGCTTGAGAATTATTTACTGGTGAAACTGCTACGCCTTGCCCGTGCTTATAATCTACTATTTCTAGTACGCCAAGCATCGGATTATAGATCGCAGCATCCGCAGTGCCAAACATGCCTTCGTGTAGATGGGATAGATCAAACTTAGTTTCAATAAATAATTCACCCCCCAATTGCATTTGTTTTCTGATGTAATCCACATAAACTGTAACTGCTTCAGCCATGTTTTCATCAATAAACTGTTCGTGGGTAATGATAGATCTGCCTAACTTATCTTTCAAAGGCCCCAAGGAGCCTATCCAATTAGCTGGTTCAGAATCAAAATTTAAACAGTATTCTCCGAGTTCATGGGCTGCTGACCCCAATTCTGCATATGAACTTCCACCTGGTTTAGTTGGTAACTGCTCTATGAGTTTATTAGATCCCGGGCAATTCATCCACCTGCTGGCAGATGAGGCACCTAACATACTATGTTTCACTAAATCCTCCTTCATGTATAAATTCTTCGATAAAAGCTGACGCAAATTTATCGCCTACTTTTCTCATTTCTACTCTATGTAAAGCATCATCTTCTACAGCTAAGAAATAGTCTTGGGTCGCTAAGCATTGGTATAGCTTAGCACTTCCTCCAATATTCCCTACCTTAGAGTTAGCAATAAGCCTAAACTTACTGCTAGGTGGCTCTATAGAATTAAATTGAACCAGTACCATTATGCCAATGGGTCAAAGGGGGTTTCAACTGGCGCGCTTGCCTTTGATATAGCCGCTAGAACTACACTGTAGTTTTCAACTGCTAACCCAGTTAATGAAGAAGCATTGTTAGCTTGAAGTACTGCTAAAAATTTAGCTTTACCATCTTCACCATTTGCGGTTGCTTCTAAGATAAAAGCTTGAGCTTTTTCTCTTAGCTCATTGATAGTAATCGCTTGAGCCACAGGCGCGCTTACAATTACTGGGGCGCTACCTAAAGTAGTTTCAGCTACTGGTTGAGCTTTTACAGCGGCTTTGCGTTTAGGTGCTACTACTGGTGCAGCAGGTTCAACCGCTACAACTGCTGCGGCTTCTGCAAGAGTTTCGCCAGTAAGACCAAAAAAATCACTAACAGAAAACATAGGCTCATCTTTGAAATGTGCTTCGTAAGTCGCATGCTCTTGGTGTTTAGCAACGCCGTTAGGCACCGCCCATACAAGCAATCTTTTTAAACTTGCATCCATAGACGCAAAAAGCATAAGCATGTAATTTTGTTTTTGTTCAGGGGTAAGTTTAATTACTTCTGAAGGTGCTAATGTAGAGATCATAAATATTTTTTTATTGAATTTTTAAAGGTACCGCGCAAAACTACTCATAACGAGCCGCTTTGATCCCGTCGTCTACTGCCACCATTTGCACTCCAAATAGTTTCAAAGCTGGGTCAACAAAACGACCAAGGAATTCGTATTTATATGCACCGATCAGGAACACTGCCCAATCAGCTTGTTTCAAGAATAAAATCTTAGGGAATTTAGATGGATTTTTCTTGCTCCATTTTTTTCTAACTGCCCACAGTCTGGTTACTAGAATTACAAACTTAAAGTAATGCTCCCAGCGTTTGAAGTCTTCTAACAATCTATTGCTAAACCTTAGTCTTATCATTAATTACCCCATTATCTTATTAATATTATATGCTTTGTCAAAAGCGACTTTAAGCATATGCTCCTCCAAGCTATCTTCTATGGTTAAGAAGTCAGCTCTTACGGATTCTGTTTGACCGATTCGGTCACATCTGTCTATGCACTGGTCAATATCACCGGGTGACCAAGAACTTTCTACAAAAACTATTCTACTTGCTGCGGTCAATGTTATGCCTACCCCTGCGGCTTGAATTTGCCCTATGAAAATGCTACAAGATTTATCATTTTGAAAACTGTCTACAGCTTTTTGTTTAGCTGTGTCAGTCATGCCGCCCCTAATAATTACAGGCTTCCATGCAGCAAAATGCTCTTTTAATGCGTCAATTATTATAGAGTGGTGTGCAAAAAGTACTACCTTATTTTTTTCTAGCAAGATCTCGTCAATAAATTGAAAAGCTAAGGGTAATTTTTTCAGAGCTAATTGCTGGCGGAGTTCAGCTATTTCGCCTATCTGCGGTATTTCTTTATTTTTCTTTAGAAATTCTGCGGCTAACTCTTGCTCGCGTTTTACCAATTTAGCCGTAGTTTTATCAGCTTCAAAGACAATGATTGATGGCGGTAATTTATGTTTAAAATCTTTCAGCACATCTTTTTTCAATCTTCTGATCATGCAGGTAGCCCGCAGTCTTTCTCCGAGTTCTTCGGTGTTTGACGCACCAGAGTTATCAAAGCCCCATTTAGATTCATGCCCGGCACAAAATTTAAATTCAAAGCGTCTTTTATCAGCATAAACGCCAAGAGTTTCTGGGCTAAATTTTTTAAGCAGTCCAAAAATTTCTATTGGTCTGTTTGGAATTGGCGTACCTGAAACCGTTATAAATTTCAGGGCTTTTTCAGCAATATTATAGACGGCTTTGGTGCGTAACGCATCTGCATTTTTTATCAAGTGGGCTTCGTCAGCCACTATTACTTGGGCATCGAAGTTCATTAGCTGGTCTTTGATTATGCCCGAAGATAAAAGATCATAATTTACAATTACAACATTAGTTTTTGGGTCGTCAATGATAGCTTTACGACCTCTTAAAATTTTTACTTTAAAAATTCCAGCGCGATCAAACCTTGCTATTTCACGAGACCAATTAATTTTTAGAGTTGCTGGAGGTATAATTATAAATTTTCTATTAACTGGGATGCTGCAAACGCGTAAAAATTCTATTACCTGTAAGGTCTTGCCTAAGCCTTGCTCGTCTGCTAAAATAATTAAGCGAGATTTTCTGGTCATTATTTCTTCTACACCTGCTTGCTGAAAAGGCACTAGATGAGAAGCTTGCACAAGACCTTGAGGGGTTTCACGGCGAGAACTTATAAATTGTTTGTTATATTTTTGCAGCTGAGGCAAATTTTGATTTGGAACTTTCCAAGCTTTGTACCAATCTTGAGTAGCCCACGCGTTCAAAGATCCATCCCATTTAAAACCTAATTTACTAGGTAGGTGGCGTTCTTCGTACGAGCAGTTCAAGATGTATTGGTTATTGTGAAAAGTTAATTGCATTTCTAAATGTTTTGAGCGTTATAAATGTTTTTAATGTTTTATGTAAAATATTTTTAAGAGCAAAACTAGTTCTTGTTCGCAACTCCTTCTAAGGAAAATACTTAATAAACCTTATCTTTTGTTTGTCTGATTTACTTCAGACCAGCGACTAGTTTTGCCGTTAAAAATATTTTTGGCAGGAGCCTAGAGGAGTTGAACCTCTACCCAAAGAACTATATGTGCATTCCTCCCTGCTCTACCGTTAAGCTAAAGCCCCTAAAAATATTTAATCCCTTTTGATTATTATAACAAAAGTAGTAAACAAATTGCGTCCTTTCCCGCTGTCAGATTTTAGAGTTTTGTGAGCTGTCAAACCTTTTAATTGCTCCCCTTTGCAAAAGCTATTATAGTTTTACAAACCGCTTAATCAATTCTGTTTTTATTCAACTTAGATATAAGAAAATTTACGCGATTTGTAAAACATGTAGCACATCCTAAACCGCCTGATTCTATGTGTCAAGTATTATTTTTAATTATTTTATAGGAAAATCTTTTATATCAGTGTAAACGCCATAAGAGCGCACTGGTTCTAGCTCCGTCTCTAAAATTTTACTGGTTATTAAGATCACTACTATAACTAAAAAAGCTATAACACCTGACCACATCCACAATTCATTTTTCATAAAATTAATTTTTAGTTATTAAACCCATTTTTCTAAATTCCCTTTGTAATTTAAAAATAGCTCTTTTCAAAAGCATTTGTACAGCTTGGTGGGTTATCCCCAATTCTGACGCTATCTCTTGAAAAGTCATTGCGTATTCGCTGTTTAGCGCTTTACCTCGTTTTGTGTGTTTCAGTCTCTTGCTCATTATTCTTTAAATATTTTTCACATCGATTAACGATAAAAGTCGTTTTTGGTCTTTCTTCTTCAAACTTCTTTATCTGGTCATTTACTAATTGACTATCACAATCCATAAATTTCATAGCAATATCAAATTTATCTAATTTATTTTTTCTTACTATTGCTTGCGCTATTCTTTTAAACATATTTAGCCCCCAAATTATTTAATATTATTTTTATTTTCATAATAAATCTCCCTCATATTTTGCTGGTTTAATATATCCATGCGTCGGTATACCTCCAACCCTGCGGCTGCTTGGTGTCCATCGCATGTGTCTTAGAATATTTGCGATTCTTTTTTGAGCCCTCATGTCTAAATACCTGACATCAAAACCAAAACATTTTTCCCAAATTTCTGTTACTCTGGTAAATTCTGGCACCTGAGCTGCCAACCATTTAGTAATTGATTCTTCCCATTCGTCTGATTTAAATCTATCAGACTGCTCTTTTTCAGCTTCTAACGCTGCGGCTGGGTTGTCTAAATAAATTTCTTCGCCTTTTTTAAACAGAACCATCGCTTCTGCGTATAGCTGTGGCACAGCTTTAGCAATGTCAACCAACTTAATTGTATTTAATTCTATAGGCCACATGCGGCGGTTTCCTGTTTCGTCAATTAAAAATTTATTTTCATTAGTTGATGAAATAATAATACATTGTCTGGGTAAGTCGCGTGGAAGCCTGTCATACGGGAGCCTAGCTCTATCAGTTGATCTCGATAAAAAGGCTTTTTGGCTATTGACTTCTTTCTTATTGAACATAGTCAATTCGCCATTTTCAATAATTAATTTGGATCTCATCTGCAAGATCACATCTTTATTATCAATATCTCCAAGCGAATCTGAAAACCAAGCGGGTTTCAAAGCCATTAACTTGATCAGCGTAGATTTACCAATGCCTTGTTCCCCAATGAAGATTGGTAAGTAGTCAAATTTGCATCCGGGTTTATAAATTCTTGAGATTACCGCCACAAAAATTTTCTTCCCAATTTCGCGGCTATAGAGATTATCTTTAGACCCACAATAATCTGGGAAAAATCTTTCTAATCTTTTCTTTCCGTCCCATGCTGGTAAAGCTTCTAAAACTTCTTTAACTGGGTGAAATTGACGCTTTAGCGAAACATTACGCGCTGCTTCTATTATCTGCCCGCCGCTCGGATCAAATCCATGGTTATTTAAAATATCTCTGATTCTGATCACATCATCGTCATTAAGCGCGACTTCGTTCGGAGTAAGCTGTCTAGCCTCTATGTCTGCTTTAGAAATCCAACTTGGTAATTCTCGCCACACGGTATCTGATGTGAATTGGTTTAATGCGAGCTTGCCTTTGAACTCTTCTAAATTCTCTAAGAAAATTTCAGTATTTCTGGTGCCAAAATTTGATTTAGAAATTGCGCCATTGCCTTGTTTAATCAGGTCTTGTCTCCAATTTGTAAACTCTTTTAGATCTTCTAATTGTGCCTTAGCTTCTTTCTTAGTTAGCTGTTTCGGCATAGCTTCTATATCAACTTCGCCTTTAAAAACATTTTCTACTGATAAAACGCTGCTGCCACTCAAAGAGTAGTGATACGCGTTTGTGATGATCTCGCTCAATTCGCTTGGCTCTAGCGGTGGAAACACATTCGCATTATTCCATTCTAACAGATGTTTCGCCATAAATTTTGGTGAAAGACCTAAATTTTTTGCATGGGCTGCAATAGTGTAAAGCTTATTATTTCTATCTCCGCTTCTGATCACAGGTTGGTTAGCTAAAAAACTTTTAAATCTATTCAAATCTACCGCGTTATCCACAAAATCTGTAGCCACTTCTTCATCTTTTATATTGCCTTTTGGGCGCAATAAATCTACAGCTAAATTTTCTGGCAAATTAACCATGTCCGAAAAACCACCACTTAAAATGTCAAATTGATAATTTTTACCACTTGATAAAACTGATTCAGCAATCACCACTTGGCGACCTTTTGATTTAAATTCTACGCATGGAAATTTTGGCAAAGAATTTAGCAGCTTATCAGTATTTCCAGCCCATGGTCTTTTATAGTATAAATGCAGCCCGCCAGACGCAGTTTCAACAATCAAACCTGCATTTGCTACTAGATCAAAGCCGTAGGCTTCTGACATAGCGGCTAATGATTTATTGCCTGTTTTTTCAGCGTCATGATTATCTACATCCACAACTATAATTTCATCTGGTATTAGAAAACCCAAACTACTGCAATTAAGACAATTCGGCGCCAGTTTAGGTGTCCATTCTGTTTTTTGCCAATTGCCCTGTGTTGGTATTTTATCCTGTAGCGGTATTATTGTTAGCCCAAAATCTATGTAAGACTGGGCGACCGCTAATAATTTAGAGTTAGCCATTAGCTTAATTGATTTTTGGATTTATTAAATTGTCCCTTGATTTTTTAGCATTTTCTTTTGCCCAATTGTCCAAGTCTTTTCTCTTAAAAAACCATTGCGCCTTAGGACTATCTGAAAATTTTACAGCTGGGATTTTCTCCGTTTGGGCTAATTTTCTGACATAGTTTTGGTGGAGATTGCCCATGTACTTTGAAGCCTCTGAAAGGCTCATGTAGTTGTCGTTTTTGTGCATTGTGAGTTCGATATTTTATTCAGTTGAAAAAACAGAAGTGCAACATCGTAAACCATAAGATTCTATCTTGTCAATTACTTTTTATAATATTTTCAAGAAATTTCTTTGGATAGTGTAGGTTGGTTTGGGGTCTAGTTTTGACGGGGCTTTAGGTTTAGGTTTTGAAAATACAGCTAGGGGATTTTGGGGGGAGCGCAAAAAATTTTCATGGTGTTGCGCTATTAATTGCGTAGGTTTTGGGTGCTGATAAAGCCGCTTAGCTAATTCGTTTAGTTGCTGATCTGACGCAAAAGCCAGTAGCTCTAGTATCTGGTTGGCAAGTAGTTTGTTTCCGTCATTGTCAACACCAGTGCGCGCGAAAAAATAGAGGTTATTCAAACTCTTTCGCGCGTACTGTGTCAAATGCTTATCATATATTGGAAAATCGCCCATGAAGCTTATTCAATTAAAGTGAAGACGGCTACCGACCCATCGTGTAGATACCCTCTAAATCCTTTTTCGGTTAAATCTTCTTTGGATATTAAGCGTTTTTTCCCGATTAAAACCCCACTTGTTGCTTTCAAGTCATAGCTATAATAGATTGTATTTTTATCTGCTAAATTAGCTTTAAAGTTAATCGTTAGGTTACTGGGTTTTCTGGCGATTGCCATTGAGTGCAGAGGAGCTGGTTTTAAGTGCTGAAGTCTTAAAGATTGCCCGCTTTCTGTTATAATTTCAGCCATATAATATAAATCTCCTTCGTATAAGTCCACGAGACGCGCTCTAGGTGATTTTATTTCTAATAGTGCGTCCGCAAAATCCTCTACACTGTTTATTGTTAAAAGTGGTATTTCCCGCTCGCGCTTAAATACCGCTTGTTTTAGATCTAATAATTTTTCTAGTGTTAACATTTTAGTATTTTTTATTAATTAGTAAGTTTTGGAAAATCGCCCATGAGCTTTTACGCTAATGGGTCAATATCTGCTATCGCTTTTTCAGCGGCTTCAAATTTCTTAATTTCAGTAGTTCCAAAAACTTTCGAGTGACTTTCCAAAATCAACCTCGAAATTAATGACGAAAAATTGATATAAAGTTTATCTTGTAAATTTTCCGCCATGCCTAAAATTTCGGGCTTTATGGAAATATATTTTTGAACCGTGGCACGGCTAGTTTGTAGTTGTTTTGTCATTTTATTTATTTTTTAATTGTTATTATTATTGATCTAAAAATTCAATTTCTACAGTGTCCGCTTTAAGTTCCCAAGCGAAATATCCAAAGATAAAGCCTTTAGTCACCCCTTTTTTTATCTCGCTTGTAAGGTACGCGCCATAATCCGCACGCACTTTTTCCAAGCGTTCTAAATTTTGTTTTTCTTTCAATTTTATTTCGTGCATATTTTATTTGTTAATTAAAGTTACTAAAAAATTTATGGCTTTAGTGTACTCGTTGTCAATTGGGTATTTAGCCGCAACCGCTTTTTCTAATTCCTCTTGAGTACCCCAAAAACAACCAGCTTGGAAAAATAATCTCCCTCCTAAATTCCAGCAAGTCACTTTTCTTTTATGGCTGCCTATGCCTTCGCATGATCTATTATCTAAAATTCCTAGTTCGTTTAATGTTGAACTCTCGCCAAAGCTGCAACGCTCGCCAAAGCTGCAACGCTCGCCAAAGCTGCAACTCTCGCCAAAGCTGCAACTCTCGCCAAAGCTGCTACAGTCGCCAAAGCTGCAACGCTCGCCAAAGCTGCAACGCTCGCCAAAGCTGCAACGCTCGCCAAAGCTGCAACTCTCGCCAAAGCTGCTACTCT